ATTCAGTATTTAATGGATGACAAGTTCGGATATGACGAAGAGCTTGATGAGCCAAAAGATATCAAGAAAAAGAATATTACTAAGAAAAGAGAAATTTCTAAAGCTAAAAAGTACCTAAATGAGCTTAAAGAAACGTATAGTATCCCTCTTGAGTCAAGTGGGGGTTCTGTTTCTAAAGAAAATTTAGAAGAACTTGAGGCTTATAGGAATTACATACAACAATCCAAAACTGCTCAAGAAGCAAGCCAAAAGAAGAATGAATACTTTTTGAAGCAAACTGATAAAGTTTTTGATTCCGAGTTCAAAGGTTTTGAGTTCAATGTAGGAGATAAAGTAATATCGTATGCATACGGGGATGCTCAAGAGATGAGGTCTAAACAGATGAGTCTAGAAAATTTTGTAAATAAATTTATAGGCGATGATGGATTAATAAGTGACGCTAAGGGGTGGCATACTGCACTAAGTGCAGCTATAAATCCTCAAAAGTTTGCTCAGTATTTTTATGAGCAAGGCAAGGCAGATGCAATTGGAGATGTTACGAAGAAAAGTAAGAACATCAACATGAATGTAAGGCAAACGCCTCAAGCAATTGGCGACACAGGATTTAAAGCTAGACCTTTGTCTAAGGAGAGTGGTAGAGGATTAAGAATTAGAAGTAAAAAAAAATAAGTTTAAAAATTAAAAGTTAAAAATTATGGCAGTAGATGGAGTACCTGGGTTTGACTTGCAACCAAGTTCGGAACAGGTCTTATTACAGACAAACTATATCACCAATTTTGATTTCTTGAATCAGTATTTACCTGATACATATGAAAAAGAATTTGAGCGATATGGAAACAGAACAGTAGCATCATTCTTACGAATGGTAGGCGCTGAAATGCCTTCTAACTCTGACCTCATTAAGTGGGCAGAGCAAGGAAGATTACACACTAAATACACAGATGTTGAGTCGGGAGCAGCAGCAGGAGCTGCTACAGCCACTCTAACAATCAATGATGTACTTGTACCTGGTTCAGGTTCAATTGCTATTAGAGTAGGGCAAACAATTATGCTATCTGATAGTTCAATTGGTTCAACAAACAGCAACAAAGCACTTGTTACTGGTGTTGACACGGCCAACGGTACAATAGACGTAGCTTATTATGAAGGAGGAGGTCAGACAATGGCTGCAGCTGTAAAATGTTCATTGTTTATCTATGGTTCTGAATTTCAAAAAGGAGCTGTCGGTATGCAAGGACAATTGGAAGCTGATGACTTCATTTTCGAAAATTCACCAATCATCATCAAAGACCACTATGCAGTTAGCGGATCCGACATGGCTCAGATTGGATGGATTGAAGTTACAACTGAAAACGGAGCAACAGGATTCTTGTGGTATCTAAAATCAGAGCACGAAACAAGACTAAGATTTGAAGACTATCTTGAAACAGCAATGGTGGAAGCAGTTCCTGCCGAAGGTGGTTCAGGTGTTGCAGCTATCGCTGCAGGTGTTGCTTCAGGTGTTGGTAACAAAGGTTCTGAAGGATTATTCTATGTAATTGAAGATAGAGGAAATGTATGGAGCGGTGGTAACCCAACAGCTCTTGCAGACTTTGATGCTATCATTCAGAGACTAGACAAGCAAGGTTCTATCGAAGAGAATGTTCTTTTCGTAAATCGTGAGTTTGGATTTGACATTGACGATATGTTAGCTGCTCAAAATTCATACGGAAACCCAGGTGGTACTTCGTATGGTCTTTTTGACAATGACGAGGAAATGGCTCTAAACTTAGGATTCTCAGGATTCCGTAGAGGATATGACTTCTATAAGACTGATTGGAAATATCTTAACGACCCAACTATGCGTGGTGATATCATTGGTGGAGCTATTAATGGGGTATTAGTACCTGCAGGTTCTACAACTGTTTACGACCAAGTGTTAGGTAAAAACGCTAAGAGACCTTTCTTGCATGTTCGTTATAGAGCGAGTGAAACTGAAGATAGACGTTATAAGACGTGGATTACAGGTTCTGCAGGAGGAGCAGCTACATCGGATCTTGATGCGATGGAAGTTAACTTCTTGTCTGAAAGAGCTTTATGTACTCTAGGTGCTAACAACTTCTTCATCTTTACTAATTAAGAGGTAGATTATAAATATGTAGTAGTTACCCTCGTTTAAATGACGAGGGTAGTTATTACTTTTAATAAAATTTAAATTAAATAAAATGAAAAAAAGTAAAAAGACATTTGTAGACAAGGTCTACAGACTAACTAAAGAAAAGGCTCCATTGAGCTACACAATTCCTTCTCGACATACTAAGAGAAAATCACTATTATATTTTGACGAATCCACAGGTATTAATAGAGCAATTCGTTATGCTAAAAATCAAAAAAGCATTTTTGAAGAAGAGCAAGACGGAAATGTAATATTAGAACCGATTATTTTTGAAGATGGATTCTTAAGAGTTTCTAAGCAAAACCAAATACTTCAGGAGTTTTTAGCTTTTCATCCCGCACACGGAAAAGAGTTTGTGGAGGTAGATAAAGAAGCTGATGCGTCTGTTGAAGTTGACAACTTAGATTTAGCATTAGAAGCTCAAGTACTAGCAAAAGACTTAGATGTTGAGATGTTGGAAACTATTGCAAGAGTTGTGATAGGATTGAATATTGAAAAAATGACTTCAGCAGAACTTAAAAGAGACGTTAGGGTTTTTGCGAAAAGATATCCTAATGAGTTTATGGAGTCAATTAATGATCCATTACTTTCACTACAAAATAAGTGTTCTAAATTCTTTAGCGAAGGATTACTTGTTTTGAAAAACAAAAAAGATGTTTACTATAACTTAAAAGGAAACAAAAACAAATTGTTAACAGTACCTTATGGAGAAGATCCATTGTTTATTTTAGCATCGTTTTTGCAAAGCGATGAAGGACTAGAAGTCCTAAGGATATTAGAATCTAAATTAGATTAGTCAAGGAGGCCTCAAAAAAAGAGGCCTCTTTTTTTTTCTTATCTTTGTACAAAGAAAAATAGAGCAGAATGTCGTTAATCAATACAGTCAGAGCTACTGTGCTTTCCATTGCAAATAAGAATAATTTTGGATATATCACGCCTAATGATTTTAACTTATATGCAAAACAAGCTCAGTTAGATTTATTTGAAGATTACTTTTATCAATATAATAGTTGGAATGTCAAACAGAATGTTAGACAATCTGGTACAGGATATGCTGATATTGTAAAGGGATTAGAAGAAGTGGTAGATAGTTTTTCATCTACTAAACCTCTTTCTCATTCTTCATTAAATCTTTTTGATTTGCCTGAAGACTACTATTTGATTAATAAAATAAACTACTACCCTACTGTCGTGACAAAAGGGTATGTTGATCAAATTAATCCTCCTCCATCTACAACGCTTCAAGATACCACGGCTACGTTTGTTACATCAGGGGTTCAACCAGGTGATGTGATTTCAAACTCAACAACAGGAGAGTTTGGGTATGTGGTTCAAGTTATAAGCGAGAATGTATTAATTGCAACTCAAATATGGGATTTAGGAGATTACTATTGCATTGTAAGAAACAACGGAATGAGGGAGATTGAAAGAGTATCACAAAACAAGATATTTTATTTAAACGCTTCTCATTTAACTCAACCAAGTGAATTATATCCTGCTTATGTGTTAGGCGGTGCAACTGATGTTATGTATGGAAATACAGTTACAGTATACCCTGAAAGCATAAATGAAGAGGGATCAGTAATCACTCAATATATACGATACCCGAAAAATCCTAATTGGACGTATGTTCAGTTACCTGGAGGAGAGCCTTCGTTTGACGAAACAGCTGCTGATTACCAAGATTTTGAGTTGCCAAAATCTGATGAAACGAATTTGATAAATAAAATCCTTCAGTATGCAGGTGTATCCATAAGAGATACTGCAGTTGCACAATTTGGAAAGGCAGAAGAAACTGAAGCTAATAAACAAGAAGGGCAATAATTATGGCATTTTTAACAGACTATCAATATTACGACAACAACGGAAACCTACCTGAGAATGAGAATTGGGGTTCATATCAATATATGTCTTTAGATGATATTGTAACTAATTTTATACTTATGTATGTAGGTAATGATAAATTGATAAACAATGTTGAAAGATACAATATATTGTTTCATGCAAAGAGAGCTATACAAGAGTTAAATTATGACTCTTTAAAAGAAATAAAAATACTTGAGCTTGACGTAGCGGAAAACCTCAGGTACATTCTTCCTGCAGATTATGTTAATTGGGTTAGAGTATCTATGTTAAAAGACGGATGCCTACATCCATTGACTGAAAACATTCAGACGAATTGGGCTAGTGCTTATTTGCAAGACAATAAAGGTAGAATATTGTTTGATCAAAACGGAGAGATACTTACTCCATCCACATCTACAATTGATATGCAAAGAATATTAGGTCAAAACAAAAGTATATATCTAAACGAGTTAAGTCCTTACAATGGACAAGAAGGGTATTTTTACAATGGTCTATGGTATTTTGAGTATCCAATTGGAGGAAGATATGGTTTGAATACAGAAACAGCAAACAACCTACCTACATTTAAAATTAATAAAGCAGCAGGAGTTATAAATTTTAGTTCCGATATGGCAAATCAACTATGTGTTCTTGAATATGTTTCTGATGGAATGGAAAAAGGTGATGCTTCAAAAATTAGTGTAAATAAATTGTTTGAAGAGTTTATATACGCCTATATTAAGTATGTTATTTTAAACAGCAAGTTTGGT